CACACCTCAATTGCGCCTACAGCAAATTGTTACTCAGCAAAATGCGGGTGGGTTAACTGAAATTTACCTTGACCTTGGCACTTACACAAAGTCGTTCTATTCAGTCATGTATGCACCATCGTGTGTAAAAATTTCAGAAGTAGGCACAAATGACAAGCGGATACACCATCAAGTATCATGGAAGCATACTGTGCCAAAAATACTGGATGAACAGCATCGCAAACCAAGGTTGCTATCGCGTTTTACTAGTACAGTAAAATAAACTTTTGCGGGGGTAATTATGAATGAAACAACTGAAAATTCCACCCAACTGCCTAAAAAAGAGGCAGATGAGCCAAAGCAGAATGGTGGGGCACGTGCTGGATCGGGTAGAAAGCCATTTTTACCTACTGATGCTGAGCGTAAGCAAGTTGAAGCAATGTCTGGTTATGGTGTGCCGTTTGAGCAAATAGCCGCATTAGTGCGCGATGGCATAGACATTGATACGTTAAGAAAATACTTTAATCTTGAACTTATCAACGGCAAAGCAAAAGCTAATGCAAAGGTTGGTCAAGGTATTTTTCAAAAAGCCATGGCTGGCGACACAACAGCCCAGATTTGGTGGAGTAAAACCCAGATGCGATGGTCCGAAACCCAAAAGCATGAACTTACTGGCGCTAATGGTGTGCCTTTACTTTCAAATATTCAGGTTACATTTGTAGCGCCTAATGAGTAATGTTGAACAAGCTGTTGCAAAAGCTGAGTTTCCACTAAAGCTACAGTGTCTATTTAAGCCATCACGCTATAAAGTTTTGTACGGTGGCCGCGGTGGTGCTAAATCGTGGGGTGTTGCTAGGGCATTGCTTATTAAAGGCGCACAAACCCCATTGAGGGTGCTATGTTCGCGTGAATTTCAAACATCAATTAGGGATTCTGTACACAAATTGTTGTCAGATCAAATTATGGCTTTAGGTTTAGATAGTTTTTACGAAATTACACAAACCAGTATTAGAGGCAAAAATGGCTCAGAATTTTCATTTGTTGGACTTAAAAACAATGTTTCTAATGTCAAATCGTACGAAGGTGTAGACATTTGTTGGGTAGAAGAAGCGCAAACGGTTAGCCGTAGTTCTTGGAATACCTTAATCCCAACAGTACGAAAAGAGCAGTCGGAAATTTGGATTACGTTTAACCCTGAATTAGAAACTGATGAAACTTACCAGCGGTTTGTTTTAAACCCGCCAGAAAATTGCATAATTCAGAAAGTCAACTGGTCAGATAACCCGTGGTTCCCTGAAACGCTGAAACTGGAAAAAGATGCGCTTAAATACCGTGATCCACAGGCTTATAACGTGGTTTGGGAAGGTTTATGCCGTCAAACAGTAGATGGTGCTATTTTTGCCAGAGAAATGCAACTGGCTGAGTTAGATGGCCGCATTACAAAAGTCAACTACGATGCAACAAAGCCCGTTCATGCTATCTTTGACCTCGGATGGTCTGATGCAACAGCAATCTGGTTTTTACAGTTTGTAGGTATGGAAACCCGCTTAATTCGCTATATTGAAGGCAATCAGCAAACCATGAGTGAGTATTTAGCCAAAATGCAAACCTTTGGCTATATGTACGACACGCTTTGGTTGCCACACGATGCTGAAAACAAGACGTTGGCCGCCAATGGCAGAAGCATTGAGGAAATTGTTAGAAATGCTGGTTACAAAACCAGAATAATCCCTAGAACGCCAATTATGGATTCAATCAATGCGGCCAGAACATTGTTTACAAATATGTGGTTCGACAGGGAAAATTGTCACGAGGGCTTGCAATGCCTACGCCATTACCGTTACGATGTTGACCCAAACACCAAGCAATTTAGCAAAACGCCTTTGCACGACAATTATTCACATGGCGCTGATGCCTTTAGGTATATTGGTCTTATGGTCAATGAGCCTAAACAAGCCAGAAAGCCTAAACTTACCGCAAATTATGGTAGCCAACACTCATGGATGAGTTAAAATGTCTCCAAATCACTTAGGGCAACATCATGGCTGATGATTACGATTCACGAATTCAGGAAGCAATAGACTTTTTAAAGTTTGCCAATGATGCAGACACAATGAACCGTCAGGATGCGTTAGAGGATTTGAAGTTTGGCTCTGGTGATCAATGGCCTGTTGATCTGCAAAACTCCCGTAACGTAGAGTCCCGCCCTTGCATTACGGTTAACAAGGTGGACAACTATTGCCGCCAAGTTTCAAACCAGCAACGCCAGCAACGCCCAAGAATTAAAGTTCATGCCACAAACACGCATGATGACATGGTTGACGCACAGACCATTCAAGGCATTATTCGCCACATTGAGGTCAATTCCAACGCTGATCACGCTTACGACAATGCGTTTGAATACGCAGTTCGCATGGGTTGGGGCTATGTGAGGGTCAGAACTGACTACATTGCAGACGATTCGTTTGATCAGGAAGTTTACATAGACCCTGTGGATAACCCATTTACGGTGTACTTTGACCCTAATTCAATCTTGCCTGATGGCTCTGACGCTGACCGTTGTTTAGTTACAACAATGATATTGCGAGAAGATTTCCGCAAGATGTATCCAGACGCTGACGATGGCACAAGTTTTACACAGCGTGGAACGGGTGACTCACAGTCTGAGTGGATAACCAAAGAGGATATTCGTCTTGCTGAATATTACTATACGGTCAGAGAAAAAGCGACTTTGTACCTTTTGAGTGATGGAACTTCAACATTTGCTGATGACAAAGATTTCTTTAACCGCCTTGACGCTTACGGCATTACGGTTGTTGACAAGCGCGATTCGGTCAAGAAAACCATTAAATATTGCAAGATGACCGCAATTGAGATTCTTGAGGAAGCTGATTGGGCTGGCAAATACATTCCTATTGTTCCCGTATATGGCAGACACATTGTCATTGGAAGCAAGCGCACAAAGTTTGGCATGATTCGCTATGCCAAAGACCCACAGCGTATGTATAACTTTTGGCAAACTGCTATTACTGAAGGTGTTGCACTAGCACCCAAAGCTAAATGGTTGCTGGCTGAAGGTCAGGACGAAGGGCATGAAAGCGATTGGGCAAACGCCAACATTAAGTCATTCCCTGTGTTGCGGTACAAACAAACTGATATTGATGGCCGCCCCGCGCCTGTGCCAGTTCGCCTACAGCCTGAACCCCCACAAGCGGGCATCATGGCCGCGGCAATGGGCGTTGACAATGATATTAAGAACATCATGGGTGTGTTTGACCCTGCACAGCTTGGGCAAGGCAACATTTCAGGCAAAGCATTAAACGGCCAACAACAACAAGTTGACCTTACAAACTTTGACTATTACGACAATCTAACCCGTTCAATCAATCATATTGGAAAAATTTGCCTAGACCTTATTCCTAAGATTTACGACACAGAACGTGTCATGCGAATTATTGGGGATGATGGCAAGCCAGAACTTTTGACGATCAACCAGCGTGACTCTGTTGGCCGCGTCTTAAATGACATTAGCGTTGGTCAATATGATGTGGTGATGGAGACAGGGCCGGGCTACAACAGCAAGCGCCAAGAGGCTGTGGACAATATGCTTCCCCTGCTCTCAGCCGCACCAGAATTGATGCAAGTGGCTGGCGACTTGGTGTTTAGAAACATGGATTGGCCCGGTGCGGACATCATTGCTGACCGCCTTGCAGCTTCTAACCCAATGGCTCAGATTGACGACAAATCTAAAGTGCCGCCACAAGTTCAAATGCAACTGGCTATGTCGCAGAAACAGATTCAGGAACTTACACAGGCGCTTCAGGCTAGAGATTTGATGCTGAAAAACCGCATGGACGTTGAGCAATTACGTCAAGATTCCGAGACTAAACGCACCCTAATGAAAGAAACAGGCAGGGCTAATGAGGCAGAAGTTCGTGAGCAAAGTGACCGCGTTGAAATGCAATTGCGTGTGGACGGTCAGGCACACGACACGGTTATCAAGACTCAGACACAACTTGAGATTGAGCGCATGAAGGCTGAAATAGCTATGTTGCTGGCTCAAATGGATAGAAGAACATTAAATAATGCAAGCGCTGAGACTACAGAACGTGCTATTTGACATTTTTAAATTATGTGGTAAAAACCACTAAACCGTACCTATGAGGTTCATAGGGTTAAATCGTTGGGAAACGTATGTCCGAAAAAGAAGCAAGTCAAGTATTGACTAGCGAGAATGCGGCAGAATTTTATGCAAACAGATTAGGTTTAGCTGAATCTCCAGCGGAGACTGAGGCGGTTGAGGAAACTCCCGAGCCAGTAGACGAGGAAACGCAGAGTGAACCGAAAGAGGCAGAAAAGGAAGCAAACCAAGAGGGTGAGCGTAAGCAAAATCCTAAACTTGAAAAGCGGTTTTCAGAGATAACCAAGCAACGTGAGGAAGCGCGAAAAGAAGCGCAAA